CTCCACTATAAATTTGTTCAACTTGATCCCGATAATTCTCTAATTGATCGAGCAATTGGTTGTAACTATCATTCTTAGTTGGATCTCTAGAGTAAGTTTCAAAAGTATCCTTACGTTGTAGAATATCACTAAGCTCATATTCAATTCCAATGAGAACTTCTTTCTCAAAAGTATCTAATTGATTGGAATTCATAATTTGTTCACATCTGTGTTGTATGGTTGGATCCCAGAATTCACTCCCATCTCTCTCAACCCACCCAAATGTTGTACCTCTATTACTGGACCCACGACCCTCGTCCGTGTGTTTTAAACCAGCCAAAATCATTTGATGTATTGGATAAGCCACTACATCAACCAGTTGATTTCGATTATATTTTAAAATAATATGTTTACAATTAACATTAAATTTTACAGTCTCACCATTGATAGGATTTTTAAAAATCAAATCCTTACCATCAAAAACAGCCTCAATTATATAAGATTTATGACAATCCTTCGGGACGGTAACAGCTCCAGGCTTTCCCTCAGATTCTTTATTTATATCTTGTACAATTTTAGCTTCTTCCTCCTTAATAGGTGTAGACTCAAATTTATCACAGATAAATTTTTTAGAACTATCATAACAGTCCACTAATGAACCATAACATTCAGCCCCAAAATTAAAAACCATTTTCTTGAAATCATCATTCAAAGTGTAACCAACTACACAGAAAACAGCAGCAGATATAGCTAAGAAAGCACCAGGTACAAGGAGAACTTCCAAAGCATTTTTTAAAAAATCAACCACAGCCAGACCACACGCAGTTGGATCTGTTGTGTCAAGCACAGCATCTATATCTAAAATTGCTTTCTTTAAACAATAAAGTTCATGTGCTTGTATTAACTCTTGTAACATTTCACCAGATGCATCAAAATCATCATCTATGAAATCTAAAGTAGCACTAATATCCACAATCCATTGTGCACCTTCTAAAACGAACTGTTTAACCTGTGATTCACTCAACTTAAACTTAAATCTTCCAGTCATATAAGAACGTAGAAGTGTTCGCATCTTTCCATATGCTAGAGCAACTTCCGAACTTGTTACTCCAGGGAGCTTATCCGAAAGCTCACGATGTTCCAAATCTTTCTTACTTGAAACAACACGCCCAAAAATACGGGCTACAAAATTTAAATTTTGTACAGGTTTTAACAACCTTGACCAGTCCATACCACACAAAGCAGTAACACCAGCAAGAGTGGCCGCAAAAGCACACGTGTAATCCAAAAATGGACCCACCCAACTTTCCGCTTTCTCCTTTCCTTCCAATACGACGCCACTATTGTGCTTTTTCCACCAAGCATATGTGGTAACCCCAACAGCAGTTGCAGTTGTAGCAAAGGTTGTAAGCATAATCTTACCTTTATGTCTTCGCCAGACACCTTTTGCAATATCACATAACCTATCTACGGTTAAGTGCTCGTCTATTTTGGCGGCAATCGTGTCATTGATATCTTCATCATTCATCACTTCATCAACGACTTTTCCAACAAACCATGATTTAATACTCCATTCATCTTTCAAGTGAATCTCATCATTGGTTTCATCAGAATCACTACATGATCCATTAACATAATCATCTAATGTTCCGTCCGAATAGAAACTATCAAACCTATCTTTAATTCCTTCTCCCAACGCTCCAATAAAATCGTCAAGTGCTTGAATTTGTTCTTCATAGTAAAGCTTGATCGATTTTTTGGCTTTATCAATTACATCAAAATCTTCTTCTGAAGATTCCTGTACACGATCCGAAGCCATTTCATCAACTATAGCTCGGTTTTCTCCACCCC